TTCCAATGTTCGTTTCCAGTTGAGAGCTTGCTTAGACCAACCATAATACTTTCTTGCGTATTCTGATTGTAACATTAAATGTTCGTGTAAGAAAGGGTCTGATAGTGTAGGTACGACCGCATCAATAGCGTAAGCAAATTTTTTAGATAGATCTCTATAATTATTATCATAAGGAACATATAAAGCATACTCTGCACAAGTTTCATAGAGAGCTCCAAGGTCCGTGATCAAACAGTAAAGCCCCGCAGCCATTGATTCAATAGCCGAGATACAAGAAGTCTCTTCCCATATGCTTGGATAAACAAACATCTGATAATCTTTTAAATGTTCTTTTATGTAACTATTAGGTTTGTAACCGATATAGTTAACATTCTTTAATTGTTTAGCTTGATCGTATAGACCTTGATACTGTGGATCATTTTGTTCTGCAAACTCTTTTCCGTAAACCTCACAACTAGAATAAACATCTAGAGTTACATTACTTTGAACTAACTGCATAGCACCAAGCAACACAGATAATCCTCTCCACGGAGTACAATGATGAATAAGTTTAATAGGTTCTCCTTTTTGATAAGGTTTTTTTACAGGTATGTTATCAATACCATTTTTAATTACCGTGCATTTATGCAGTGGCATTTTAAATTTCTTACGAAACTGTTCTAAGTTCCAATGTGAATTAAATACATACATATCGTATTTGTCGGTATTCTTGGGATCATTGAACCAGGGGAAAATGTTTGGTTGATCCCAAGAATTCTTTTGCCATAAGACATTCGGTTTAGTTGGATGTAATGGAATCTTTTCAGGGACAGATGTAGTAATCTGTACTTTATCTAATAGTTCTTTATCAATGTATTTAGATAGGTATTCTAATTGTAGTTCAGTCCCACCTTTAGGCTTTTGATTTATCATTCTGTTGTTGCATTACTTTCTGTATTATTTCTAATCCTTTCGGATCTACCTGCACAGTACAGTCTTGCACAATATCAGGACCTTCTTTCTTCTCTTTAAAAACTTCTCCTGTTTTCTTGTTACGCCAAGTATAAACAGTTTTGCATTTAACTTTGGTTATATTATCCGTTTTCATTCTCTCTATTTATTAAAGCATAACTTATCAGACCTTGTATTTTATTACTGCCTGTAGCTGCTTGCACAGTTATAGCATCACCTGCTTCTAAGTTCAAGCCTTGAGGTGAAGCATTTACTTGTGACTTAGCACCTACTTCATCTCGAAAAAATTCATATTCAGTGCTAGAATCTGATGAGTCAACAAAATTCATATTTACCACAATACCTGATGATGCATCATTGTTTGCAACATATACACTTTTAACTATGATCGCTCCATCAGTAGGGCAAGTAAGCACAGTAGTTTTACCTGTGCCAGCTTGTTTGAAACCTTGATTTTTATATCTAATTGTCATGATAAAAAGTAATTAAAAGTATCTTGTTCATTTTTTAAATCTTGTTGAAAAGAAAAATTAAGTTGTTGTTTTAGTGTTGTCAAGGACTCCACAATCTGCCTTTGATTCTGTGGATTATAATCCTCTGCAGGTTCAGGTATGTAAATAGTTATTTTAGCCATTATGCTTTCTTCTTATCTACTCTTTTAATTTTACCTTTGTTTTTTGAGGCGTAAAAAACTTGTTCGCCTTTTTTCTTACCGTATTGTTTTTTCATAGATTTCATAATTTTCTTACCTTTAGCTGTTAGTGGCATAACTATCTCCTTCCATCAGGTTGTGCATCTAGTCTTAGAGATCCATATCTCCACGTCTCACCGACTGATTCGTTTTCTATTTTAACACTAAGCAATCTACCTCGTGCTCTAGTATCTATTTTGGTTGTTGTGCTTGTTACCGTAAACGGTCCAAGTGGAGACACTGATTGAGTCTGTGACGGGAAGTCACTAATAAATAATGAAATTAAAGAATTACCTACGATCTGTTTATAGTCAGGTATGAATCTTCTCATCGACATTAAAAACTCTCCATCGTCAATATCAAAATCAGAAGATCTAATAAATGCAGCTATGGCACTTGTGCCAGTGCTATTAATTTGATCTGTGCCTACTTCGTGAGCGTAGTAAACGGTTGCCCCGTAAGTGTTAGTAATTCCTGAAATAGGAAACAAAGGAACATCTGAAGGGTCATTAGTTCCGCTTTCATCTTTAGCTACATAATTAGTTGCGTAAGGTTTAGTGTATACGTCAGCGTCTTGATAAGTTGTTCTGTCTAAAGATCCAGTGTACCAACTTGCTTCACCATAGTTATAAGTGACAACTCTATCTACTTGTAGAGATCCTGACTTAGGATAAAACCAGTTTACTTCGGTGTATAGACTATTGTGTCCTGAGTAAACAATTTCACTAGCTTCAAAATTTAAACCTAAATTTCCATCACCTGTTGTAAATACAAAGTCTTCAACTAAACAAGGTAATTGTTTTACTGTACCATCGTATTGAAAAAAACCACCTGACGTGCCCATCCAAAAAACTGCACCTTGTGCAAAAGAAACAGCGTGTTGTCCTAAACAACCACAATTAGTTCCTACTTGTCTAATGCTAAATGTAAAAGGTGGACCAACAAACTGTGCAACGTAAGCAGCTTGATCGGTTAAAATTAAAATATAGTCTTTCCCCTGAACTGCAGCCACGATCTTATTACCTTTATCTAATTGAAAAGTCCCTGCTGTGTTTGTAGCTGTAGGTGTATATACGGATGTTGATTCTTGATCTGAAAATCTAATAAACATCGGATCTTGTGTAGATGCGTTTCCAATGGTTGTTTCAGTTCCTAAATGAAATAAGTGTCGATCTGTTTCAGAAACAATAGTTAATCGTGAAGCGGTAGGGGCTCCTGACATTAAAGCGGCTCTAATGGTTCTTGCATTAGTTGCTCCTGCATCCCACGTAAAAGATTTACCATTTGCTATTGTAGCTATTAAAGTTTCTCCAAAATTATCCAAAGACCAGTTACCTGGTTCTAACGTTACATTAGAAGTTGTTCTTGCTGTGCCCCAAGTTGAGTCGCCCCAAAGATATGTGCCCCACCCATAACCAAGAGTTTGAGCAGTCGGTCCTACTTCAGCATATGGAGTTACGGTCACCGATCCACCATTGCTCATTCCTGTCACGTTGTTTTCAGTCGTTGTTACGCCAGCAGCAGGATTAGTTAAACTAATAGTGAAAGTGTTTGTTGTAGTGGTTAAGACTTCAAACGGGTGAGCAGTAAAATCGTCTGCTCCTAAAGTAGTGTTAGATCCGATGGATACAGAACTTAAAACAATGTATCGACCAGGTTCTAGTCCGTGACTTGTAAAATTAATAGTTACTGTGGCTCCGGCGGCCGCTGAGGTTGTAAAGGTACCTGTTCCCGATAGAGCACTGTCTAAAGGACTAATGTCATAGAAAGCTCCACCATAATATAAAAATAAACCTTGAGATGTTCCGATAGCTGCATATCGTTCACCAGCTAAAGAAGTAAAAGTGTGTTGAGCTCTTGCAACACCTGGTAATGTATGTTGGTCGTTAGTTAATTGTTGCCAACCACCAGTTTTTTCAGGAATACCATATCTGAATCTAACAAAGTCTCCATCGATCCATTTACCTGGAGATGCTGCGGGAGTTCCTTGTTTATCAAAACCTGGTTGGAATTTTACTTTTTTTAATGCCATATCTCCCCACTATACTATTTTTTCGCTAAAAATATAGTCCATTCTAGCTTGGATATCAAATCATTTAGCTCCAAATCCTTGAGCTTATTATTTTTTACATATTTATTTAATTCCTCAATATCTAAAATAAGCCATTTATCTTTAAGCTCAAAAACCATTTTGTCTGCCTTGGTATTTAAATAACCTGTTTTATACGCCCTGTTCTTTGATTCTCTTTGCATCCCTCTAACATCAAATCGATAAAACGCATTTTGTCCTTTAATAACTCCTGCAATATTCCAAGATGTTTTTTCTTTTGGATATTCTATGTTAGTTAAATATTCAGAAAATTTTTTAGTCACTCTATACTCTCGTATACAAAATAGACTGAATAAAATTTAAATATGAGTTGTTTTGATTTTTAATATAGTAAGGCGTTGAAGATGGAAGAATAATAAATTCATTTGTTTTTAATTTTATCTCGTGCTTTAAATTTTTTCTTCTATTATCATCATAGTTAATAATTATACTACAACTATCAGAGTCTATTTCTACTCCATATAAACAAACAAAGTCTGGTGAATCTTTTAAACTAGAAAAATTTAAATGAAATTGGGGTTCTGATATTTGATTTCTTTCATAAAAAGAACCATAGTAATCTTTACTTTGTATATTTATTTTATGTTCAACTCTCATAAAATCAGTGATGAAAGTATTTATCTTATCCCAAGCTTTAGAAAAAACATATTCTACGTCGTCATAGTAATGAGATAGTGCTATATTTTTTACTAATAAACCTGTTTCTATTTCATATCCTTTCGGCATTTTCAACTCACCAAAAAACAACGCTGTTTCAGATAAAACTTTTTTATTTATCATTCTGTACCCTATCAAAATTATACGCTATAGATATTCTAAAATCTTTTTCCTCACTTCTTTCAACACAATGTAACAAATCTGCTTTAAAAATAAGTAATCTTCCAGGTATAGGTTTATACCAAGAGGTATAAGCAGTCAAATTAAAATTATCGTGAATCACTGGTTCATTAATTCCAGGATTATCTTTAAATCTAAAATGTATTTTAGCAGAAGATTCAGAATCACTTTTTAAAAAATATACAGCAGACAAAGCATTTAAAGAGTGATTATGATATTCTTGATAATCGTTTTTATTGTAAATGTTAAACCAAGCTTGTGAACAACTAAAATTGTTTTGATATTTTAATTTTGTTGCATAATCACCAACCTGTTTAAAAACCCAATCGTGCAGTTTTTTAAACTCTTTATCTCTTAATAAATCATAGGTCTGTAAAGTATTATAGGTTTTGTTAGATATCCAATTATCTCCACCTGACTTTATTTGTTTTTTAATTTTAACGCATTTGTTGATAAGCTTGTTTTTAAAATTTTTATGTTCTGTATTATCAACGAACCCTATTATATTAGCGTTCCATATATCTAAACCTAAAGTCATTAAATCTATCTTTTAAAATCTCCTGGTAAACCTAGATGAGGTCTTCTATCAAAGATATTTGTGTCAGCTTCTTTTGATTTAACATTGTTGTAATGAAGAAAAACTTGACAACAATCTCCACCTTGAAATGTTTCTCTCCAATGTTCTAATTCCATACCTCTATAAACTAACATATCTCCAGGTTTTAAATTAATTCTAACACCTTTGTTATTACTAGATGTGGTTATTCCTTTTTCATCATCGGGTATACCCACGTTCTTTTTAGGCTCTAAATATATTGGCCAAGGATCACCTCCAAGATTTAAAGTTGTAGATATTTCACAACTGAATCTATCTTTGTGCCTTTTTAAAACATCACCAGCTTTATATATTCTTGCGTAAGTATAAGTAGGACTTAGTTTAAGTCCTGTTACTTTTTCCATTTTAGGCTGACATTTTAACATCAGAGTTTCCATAACAACATCAGCATATTGACAATAGGTTCCTGGAACTTGATTGTCTCCAAACCGTCCCATTAAAGTTTCAAATGGAGAGATAAATCTACTATCAAATAATGTTTTAGCCACTTGTCTTTTCATTAAAAAATAATTGTAAACAAACAACGCTAAGTCTCTTGAAATTGCTTTTTTAATAACTGTATATTTATTTTTCTTAAACATAGTTATTTAATAAATTTAGGTAAAGCTTGAACATTAAAATGAATGAACCTAAATGGTTCAACACCATAATCTATAACAAATTGATGTTCTAGATATGCAGGAAAGATTATAAAATTTCCTGGATTTGGTAAATAATAACACGAACTATTAGCCACTGAATTTTTATTTTTATCTTTTAATGGTAAATCACACATAGACTTTCTTACTCTTGGGTCGTGAAAAATAGGATACGATGTTTTATCACTACATTTTAAAAAATAAAAACCACTTAAGTGACTATTGTAATGAACGTGACCCTCGTGATGACCTCCACCATTCTTAGCAAACTCTTGTACCCAAAGTTCATTTAGAGCTACATTATAGTTTCTTAAGTCATAACCCATATCATCTAATACTTCGATAGATCTTTCTTTTACATACTTTTGAAACTCATTAAAATTATTATCAAATAACAATCCTTTTGAGTGATGAGACATTCCTAAATCACCCAACTTCTTTTTGTAAGCTTTGTCTCTTTTCTTTATAGTATCTTTGTTTAGTATTTTGGTTTCTTTAATGTATCCATTACATATTTTATTAAGTGGCTTTATCCACTCTGAGATTTGAGAAATGTAGATTGGTGTATCAAACCAATATTTTACGTGTAAATTTTCTTTCATAAAAGCACTCTATCTTTATCACAAAATATTTCAAACTGTAAACTAATTCTTCTTTTAGTCTTACTTATTCTTGGTTTATGATCTAAAAATCCAGGAAATATTAAAAGATCATAATTTTTAGGTTCAACATAAATTGTTTCGTTGTTGTGTCTTAAATCAATACCACAATTTTTAACAGTTTTCAAATACAAGACTCCACACAACGTACAAGAGTTTGCGTGATTATGCCAAACTTCGCCCTCTGAATAATCTTTATCCGTGCAATATGTCCAGAGTTTTGTAGGGCTATTATGTACTTTAATATCTTTAAAATATTTTTTACAAGAATTAATAAACAAAGAATATAGTCTATCGTGGTGTTTACTAAAGACTTGATAATTATAATGATTATAAATTTTTTTCTGAGTGCTTATTATACACTCTTTAATTAAATCTTCTCTAATATTTTTTATATCTTTTTTTAAATTATCAAGATAGAAAATTTTATCTTGTTTCATAATTATGGTCTTGTACACTCATTTACGTGATATTTCAATGCGTCGCCACTACTCGTTGCAACTGAAAAGAAAAAAGTAATTAAAGTCAATCTTGGTTTTTTTGACATTCCAAAATTTTCAACACCGTGGTGGTGTTGAGCATCAAACAATATCATTCTGTTTTTAAGAGATGTAAATTCAAGAGTCTTCTCAAAACATTTACGATTATCTTTTAATGCTTTTTGAAATTCTTTTGAGTTTTCATTTTTTGAATATTGTGCACCGTGTTCTAAAACGGGTTCTTTTACCTGTCTATAAATAGCTGTTCCTGCATCTTCGTGATCACTTAGGTATATTATAGAAGTAAATTCAACTCCTGTATCTGTGTGCACAAAGCCAGGATTTTTACTCCCAGGTATTTTTTGAAAGTGTTGTAGTGCTCTCCATCTCATAGTCGGTTTTAAAGCTTCATTAGGATATAAAGCACAAATTATTTTTTTGGTTGTATTGTCAAAAAACTCTTTAGAAAAAGTGTGAGTTGGTTGACTTCTTTCTCCAGGCCATCTGCCACCCCCTTTTGAAAATTTTTGACTATTAGCAAAAGTAATTACTGCTTCTGGATCTTTAAAAAAATCATCAATGCAAAGTGTAGGCCAAAGCATAATTATAAAAACGGATTTCCTAAATTCCAAATTACTAATGAGTATCTAGTTCCTTTCATCACTGGCTGTACTTTGTGCCATATGAAAGAAGGAAAGACAACTAAAGACCCTTTAGAAAAAACTTCGTTACAAGTTATTATTTTTCTTTTTTGTTTAAGATTATCGTTTCCATAAGAAAATAAAAGTTCCCCTCCTTCGTATTCTGTCTTATCAGTTAGACTTAGTGTCATAGAAAGTTTACGTACGTTGCCAGCGTAATCTCCTTCTGTGTAAGCTGAATCCCAACTATCGCAATGCCAGTCATAGTGACCTCCTGTTGAATATTTAGTTAATTGAAAATTCTCTGCTCCATTTAATTGAAAATTCCAACCAGCACTTTGATTAGCTATTTTTATGTAGGGCAATACATATCGAGAAATCCAGGAATCGTCAGTCCAAATAATATTTGAGTTCCTTGTTTTTTTTAATTTTTTAAGTTCTTGTTTATTTAAATTATTACCATTATTAGAAGTTCCACCCACAACACCTAATTTTTGTCTATTTTTTTTAAGATGATAATACTTAATTATATCATCACATATTTTAGGAGGGATGGCTTCTTTGAAAGCCCAATACGTATATTTTAAATTCATTCTGTATCAATTCTTATAAACTAAGGAAGATACCAAGATTGAGTATCTTCATTCCATAAATGATCTCTATCTGGTGCATCTCCAGCTGGTGATTTCCATTTTGCTTCTGCTAAATCTAATGTCCAAGATGGAAAAGGTTTTTGCGTCATAAAAATTTCATTTTCTGGATCCCAAATGCCACCTATATTTGCAGCATTCCCTCTAAAAGGTGTTCCACTTTGTTGGTGTTGATTATTAACTGTATAATAAGAATATTGCTTCCAAAGATTTGCAGGCCAATTATTATGTTTGGCTAAATATGCTTGTCCAACAGCCTCTGACTCATTGTTGTTTTCATCAAGCATATGTTTATTGTCTAAAGTTACAATATTTAGAACTACATTTTCTTCTGATAATTTTGCAAAGTGTGCCATATTATTTATACTTATACCTTATTACTACTATTCCAGAACCACCGTTACTTTGTGCTCCAGATCCTCCGCCAGTGTTAGCAGTTCCGTTGGCTGCTCCCGGTGTTGCTACTCCAGGGTTACCGTCTCCGCCGCCGCCAAGACCCCCACATCCTTTTGCAGATGGTCCTGAGCCACCGCCTCCACCTGAGAAGTATCTAAGTGATCCACAAGTTTCTCCAAAAGATGGTGGTGCAATTTGTGTTCCAGCTCCTGCTCCTCCAGGTCCACCTGAGTGTGGTCCAAAAGATGTTCCGGCTGCAGTTGCTCCACCGCCTCCTCCAGTAACTTGAATGTTAGCTGGGGCTGTTGATGATCCTGGTGCTGGATTTCCTTCAGGTGGAGTGTATCCTCCTGCGTTTCCAGATCCACCGGGTCTCGAAGCTAAATTTCCTTGACCTGCAGCTGATCCACTTCCTCCGGGTTGTCCGTGGAATGGTGGGGTTGTTGCAGCTGAACTACCGTGGGCTCCTCCGCCACCTCCAGTAGAGTTAATTGGTCCAAAAGTTGAAGTGCCTCCAGGATTTGATGGAGTAGAAGAGGAAGGGTTTAAAGTTCCTCCGGCTCCTACAGTTATAGGGTAGCTTCCTGGTGTGGCTGATACTGTTATTCCTGTTGTGGATTTTAAAGGGCTTGCAGTCCAAGCTGGTGCGGCACTAGGGTGTTGAGATTCTCTAAAACCTCCAGCTCCGGATCCTCCTGGTCTACTATCACCCGCAGATCCACCGCCTCCTGCAACCACCAAATAATCAACGACTCCTGGTGTGCAAGCTTCGACTGAATTGACTGCGAAAGTTCCTGGACTAGTGAAAGTGTGAATTCTGTAATCACCACAAACAGATACGTCATCTCCGCCTGTTGCACATATTATGGCTGTTGCTGCTCCGCCTCCGATTCCTCCGAAGCCTGATGCAGATGCTGCCCCTCTTGATCCTAGTATCGGCATAATCTTTCTTCTCCTATCCTATTACGCGAACTGTGTTTGCGCAGCAAATGCTGTGAACGCAGCGTCGCCCGTTTTAATCACAGTGTAAGTGTAAATATCCACGGAACTAGCATTACCAGCTGAAGGCGCTGCACCACCAGACCACTCTGGAGTTACACTTGATCCGTCAATAGTCACCGCACTATTGTAATACGGTGTTGAACCTTGAGTCACTAAGAAAGCAACCGTAATTGATTCACCTGTATCCATAATATTATTTAAAGTTGTAGAACCATCGCCTCTGATGTTCACTGTAAAGTTACCGGCAGCGTTTGTTGTGTGGTAAAGAACAGATTGTGTGATTACATCATAGTTCACTGTTCCAGTTGTACCCGTTGCTGCGATAGTTACTTTTTCTGCTATCTGTTGAATTTTTCCACCACCGTTAATCGTGACTCTACCTGTTCCTTTTGGAGTCAATGTCATATCGATGTTCGAATCTCCACCTGTCACTGACAATGCAGGAGCATTACTTGTCGCTGCGTTAGTGACTGAAAATTCGTTAACAGCTGAACCCGTTGTAGCAAATTTAATTTGCTCGTTAGAGTTTTCATCTAAGATAGCTTTTGTACTATCAATAATAATGTTTTGACCATTAGTGTCTAGGTCAGCTGAAAGTTGTGGTGAGAAGTCTGAAGATAATTCTGTGAAAGCTGTATCTACAATGTTTGTACCATCACCATAGACCATCTTAGTGCCTTTGTCAGCTGCAGCCCACGTTACTCCAGTTCCTGAAGTTGTTTTGACTGTTACTGCGTAAGCACCTGAAGTGGCGTTATCTACTATGTAAACTTTTTCTACTACAGGAACGACTACGTTTACTGCACTTGTAATAGTTCCAGTTAATTTTAATACTGCATTTTTTCCGTTAGAAACCGCACCATTTGAGAAAGTTAATGTTGCTCCAGTCGTAGCGTTAAGTGCAACTGCTTCAAAACCTGCAATTGATTGCTCGACAATTAATAAGTTTGTGTTTGTAATTTGTCCCCACGTTCCCGAGTTTTCACCGGTTGCTTGGACTGTAAGTTTCAAAAAACTTGATGTTGAATTCGCCATAATTTTTTACTCCGATTTGTTATTTTTATTAAATTTAAGCTGCGGTGTCAACCTCTCTCCACGTAGCGGTTGT